TACTAAGGGCATGGTCCCTCTCGTCACTCGCATTTGGCCCGAAATCAAGAAGCACATCCCAGAAGCCCACCTGACGATCATCGGTGGCTACTACCGGTTCCGTGAAGGTGCTGAGCCCGACGCGCAAGAGAAGTCTGTCACTGAGTTGGCAGAACGAGCAGACCTTGCGAAGCTGGGTGTCACCTTCACGGGTGTTATTCCACAGTACGAGATCGCCAAGATCCTAGCGAACGCGAGCATGATGCTCTATCCGTCGCTGTTCCCTGAGACCTTCGGCATCAGCACACTCGAGTCGCTGCTCTACAGAACGCCGCTGGTCACCTGCACCTTTGGTGCACTCGAGGAGACTGCTATCGACCTCGCCTGCTTCAAGATCCCATACTCGATCCAGGCGCAGTTCAGCTGCCCTCGGGTCGACAACGAATATCAGATCCAGGCTTTCCTGAATGCCTTCTTCGAAGCATACAACAACCCTTATCTGCTCCAACAGAAGCGGTACTACTGTGACGTCGTCCGTGACATCGCAGGCTGGGACACGGTCGCCAAGCAGTGGAGACAGTTCCTGTTCCAGAAGGCTGGACTGTTCCTGCCCGTGGATGACTATAGAGAGGTTACTCGAATCAATGAAAAAGTCTCCCGTGTTTTTGGTCGTGTCACCCGGACCGAGCAAAAAGAATGGCGGTCTCATCAGCAGATTCAGCGCAAGATTTTGGTGGTCAGCCCATTTTGGAATGCTAAGGAATATATCGGCCTTCATATCGAGTCGGTTCTAGCACAGGACTACTACAACTATCAGCACATCCTGATCGACGACAATTCCGATGATGGCAGTTATGAACTGGTCGAGCAGATTATCAACGAGCTTCCACCACACCTCCGTAACAAGTTCGTGCTGGTACACAACACCGAAAACAAGGGAGCGATTCGGAACCAACTTGAAGCGGTCGAAAACTACAAGGAACAGGAGGACGATATCGTTGTTCTGTTGGACGGGGATGATTGGTTGATAAATAATCCGACGATCTTCCACTATCTCGCCGATCTCTATGAGAATGGTGCTGAGTTCACCTACGGTTCGATGTGGTCGCTGGCGGATAATATACCGCTGATCGCTCAAGACTACCCAGAGGAAGTCAAGAAGAACCGCTCCTATAGGTCGCACCACTTCAATTGGAAAATCCCATATACGCATCTTCGTACGTCTGTAGCATCGTTCTACAGCGGCCTAGACCATTCGCAATTCAAGACGGCCGATGGTTCTTGGATGAAGTCGGGTGCGGATAATCCACTATTCTATGCTCTGATCGAGCAAGCGCTTCCACACAAGATCGTTTGCAACAAGGAAATCATCGTCAACTACAACGACGTCAATCCTAACAACGACTACAAGGTCCGTGGGAAAGAACAGAACCAGAACGCTGACAGATCATATGTCGGTATTCCGGCGGGTGTTATTCCTGTTGAAACTCAATCGGTTACACCAGAACGACCTATTTCAACAAGCGTTGAAACATCGCTACCAGTGAAAACGCAACGTGAGGATAATATGAAACACATTCTGCTGGCGATCCCAACAGGTCGCTACATCGAGCCTGAGACAATGCGATCGCTGTGGAACCTGGACGTGCCCGAGGGCTACAAGGTTCACTTCGAGTTCTTCTATGGCTATCAGATCGACCAGATTCGCAACCTGATCGCCGACTGGGGCAAGCGCTACGACTACCTCTTCTGCGTTGATGCCGATATCGTCGTCCCGCCACAGACGTTGAAGAACTTCCTGGCAGCGGAGAAGGACATCATCAGCGGTCTCTACATTCAGCGTATCCCGAACACGCACACGCTCGAGGTCTACATGGACACGCCTGGCGGCGGCTGCACCAACATTCCATATTCGATGCTCAAGAACAAGGGCATCGTCGAGATTGCTGCCTGTGGCTTCGGCTGTGTTCTGATCAACAGCCGTGTGCTTCAGCGGATGAGCTATCCACACTTCCAGTACAAGTCGGCGCTGAACCATCGTGACACAGTTTCAGAGGACGTGTTCTTCTGCATGAAGGCTCGCGACATGGGCTTCAAGGTCTGGGCTGATACCAGCATCCAGTGCAACCACCTCGGCAACAAGACGTTCATCGTTGAGGATGAGAACCTGATGCGCTATCGTGAGCTGGGCGGTATCCCGATGCTGCCGAAGGATCACCTATCCTACATCACTGACCTTGCGACTAAGATCAAACCGAAGGTCATCTTCGACATCGGTTCGTCGGTCCTACACTGGGCGAAGCCTGCCCGCAACCTCTGGCCGCAGGCTCAGTTCTTCCTGTTCGAGGCGATGGAGGACGTCGGCGAGTACTACCATGAGGAAGGATTCCATGACTTCTTCCTAGGTGTGCAGTCTGATGTTCCCGGCAAGCACGTGCTGTTCTACTCCGATCCGATGAACTTCGGCGGCAACAGCTACTATCGGGAGACGACGGGCTTCTTCGACGGCAAGAAATCTCAGCGGATCACCAACAGCATTGACAATGTCGTTAAGCTCTATGGTGTGCCAAAGCCCGATCTCGTCAAGATGGACGTGCAGGGTGCCGAACTGGACATTCTGAAGGGTGCTGTTGAGACGTTCAAGGACACCAAGGATTTCATCCTCGAACTCCAGCACGAGAACTACAACGAGGGCGCACCGCTAGCTGACACGGTCGTGAAGTACATGAAGTCGAGGGGCTATAAGCTGGTCAAGCACTTCACCCGCACGAACGTTGATGGTGACTACCACTTCACGAAGGAGACCAACTGATGCAGCCGATTGTTCATCACGACAAGGTCAACCGCTATGACGTGCTCGACTTCGTCACCAACCAGGACGGGGTGGGCATCGAGCTCGGCATTGCCCAAGGCTCGTTTTCGGAACAAATCCTTCGCCGCATGGAGGACACCGACTTCTATCTCTACTCGGTGGATGCCTGGGCTGGTGACCGTGGACACGGCACTGAAGAGTACATGGGCGTGATTAATCGTCTGAGCCCATGGAAGACCTCAAACTCCATCTTGCGCCTGTGGTTCGGTGAAGCTCTCCAGCTGTTCCCCGACAATCACTTCGACTTCATCTATGTGGACGGCTACGCACACACCGGCGAGAACGACGGGCAGCACTTCCGTGACTGGTGGCCGAAGCTGAAGCAGGGCGGCATCATGGCAGGTGATGACTACTCCACGACCTGGCCTCGTGTCATCTCGGCAGTCAACCGCTTCGTAGCAGATCAAAGTGTCCAGCTGGAAATTATCCCAAACACAGCCAAGGTTGACAAGTGGAGCCTTGAGCCAACTTGGTTCGTGAGGAAGAAGTGACATCAATCGCACTGATCGGAAATGCCCAGTCTCTCTTTGACCGCAACTACGGAGCAGAGATTGACGGCCACGATGTGATCGCTCGGATGAATCGCGCAGCAGTGCTTTTCACCGAGCACTTCGCGTTCCGCACCCACGGAACCCGCACTGACATGTGGTTCATGTGGCGGCACAAGGAATACGAGACTGTGAATATCCTGAAGCCGCCATTCGTTATGCAGATGGCGTACTGGGAGGAACTCGACGACGAGTCAGTCCATCTCTACTCGACTGCACGATATGCAAACCTCCAGCATGCGCTGGGGGCGGTGCCCTCCACCGGCATCATGGTGCTTGATTTCTTGAGCACACTCGACTATGAGAAAATATCCGTCTATGGCTTCGACTGGAAAGCAACTCCTACCTTCACTGACCCAAAGAGAGAAACAGACAAGATGCTGAACGGCACGGGAGCACTGCATAACTTCCATGCAGAGAAGCTCTATTGTCGGGATCAATTCTTCTCAAACCCTAGATTCAATTTTAGATTCTAGTATTTTCAAACGGATATTCCGATTATACCACGCATGCTCTGGCTGTCAATGGAAATCTGATAAATAGCACCAACAAATTTGTAAAGGTCAGCCATGGCGACGAACCCATACTTTCAGAACTACGACAACTTCAATGAGCAGAACCTCATTGACGACCTCGTGATTGAAAGCATCCAAATCTACGGTGTTGATACGTTCTTCGTCACCCGCAACTTGCAGGGTGTGGATCCTATTCTGAATGAGGATCGCATCTCGATCTTCAACGCAGCATATCACATCGAGATGTATATCAAGTCGGTGGACGGTTTTGAGGGTGAAGGCGACTTCCTGTCCAAGTTCGGTCTGCAGATCCGCGACCAGGTCACCTTCTCTGTGGCGATCCGCACCTTCGAGCGGCATGTTATCAACCTGACCCCGACGATCAACCGTCCGAACGAAGGCGATCTCGTCTACATGCCGATGAACAACAAGTTCTTCAAGATCATGCACGTCGAGCACGAGTCGGTGTTCTATCAGAGCGGTGCCCTGCAGGTTTACGACCTGAAGTGTGAGCTGTTCGAGTATTCCAACGAGCGGTTTGCGACGGGCATCGAGATGATCGACCAGCACTACGCAGCGCTTGAAACGACCGATGTAACCAGCCTCGAGGAACTGCTTGAGCGTGATCCACTTGCACTGAACATCAACTACGAAGAGGCGGGCAACACGATCGTTGATTTCAGCGAGATTGATCCGTTCTCTGAAACAATCTTCCCACCAAGCACTTATGCGGATGACGACTAATGGCGATTGCAAACTACTTTTATAACGCATCCACCAAGAAATACATCGCCATCTTTGGCATGATGTTCAATAAGCTGTCAGTTACTCGCACAGATCCTTATGATGACGCTGTTGTGCAGAGTCTCGTTGTTCCGATTTCTTATGGACCATACCAGAAGTTCCTTGCTCGTTTGGAACAGGATCCAAATCTTGACAGAAAGACAGCGATCCAGCTGCCCCGTATGTCGTTTGAGATTACCGGTATGTCATACGATGGTAGTCGCAAGATCGGCTCGCTAAAGAAACTGCGTCCTGATACTGCTGACGAGAGCTTCCAGTATGCTCCCGCTCCGTATAACATCGAGTTCACGCTGAACATCATGACGAAGTATGCTGAAGACGGCGTGCAGCTATTGGAGCAGATCATCCCATTCTTCAAGCCAGAGCGAACGACTACAGTCCAGCTCATTGAAGGTCATGAATCGTTGGATATTCCGTTGATCCTGAACGGTGTCTCGATGGAAGATCTATATGAGGGTGATTTCATCACTCGCCGCAGCATCCTTTGGTCCCTGAACTTCACTATGAAGGGCTATTACTTCGGCCCATCTCGTGAGCGCAAAGTCATCAAGTTTATGGACATTCGCTACTACACAACGTCAGATGAAAATCTTGAGAATGTAGTTGCGGAGCGCATCACACAAGTCTATCCTGGTTTGACCGAAGACGGCGAACCAACTGACAATCCAGAGAACACCATTCCATACAATGAGATTTATCGTGACGACGATTGGGGTACCATCATTGTTGTAGAAGATTTTGATCCAGAGGAGCACGAACCAGAATGATTATCAAAGTAAGCAAAATCCCGTTCAAGGCAAATGCTGCAGCCTTGACTATTGGCCCATTCATCTTCGTAACTGATGAATACGCCGACAACAAGAGCTACATCGAGCACGAGAAGTTCCATGTTCGCATGTTCCTTTACTTCGTTGCTGTGTCGGCTGTAATCGCCGCTGCGCTGTGGTTCTTCGGATTCGTTGGTCTATGGACAGCAATCCCTCTCGCCTTCACCGGCGCAGCGGCCCGCGCTGGTCTGTATACCCTCAGCGAGAAATTCCGCCTCTGGGAGGAGATTCGGGGCTACGCAATCCAGGCAGCCATCGAGAAGCACTCCAAGGAGAAAATGGAAAAGACTGCCGCACTGATCCGCGCGAATTACAACGTGAAGAAGGCCACTGAGGC